AAGCATTTGTTGCATCTTGATACTGATAAATAATTATACCCAAAGACAGTTGATGAACCGTCACATGACCCCGCCTAAACAGCGGGGTTCTTTTGTATGATACGTTCATACGCAACAGAGCAATGACCGTTCGCCACGAAATCAAGTCTCAACTTGCCAAACTCCTCGCTACTGAGGATCTGATGGTAGAGCACAAGAAAGTTGAGACTGCTTGTTTCAATGTCCATACTCGCGTTCTGACTCTTCCTATGTGGGAAGCAAGCAGCGGAGTATTTGACATGTTGGTTGGTCATGAGGTTGGGCACGCTCTCTATACTCCAGATAGAAATTGGTTAACCGAAGTCAAGATTCCTCCTCAGTTTGTTAACGTTGTAGAAGACGTTCGTATTGAGAAGTTGATGAAGCGTCGGTATATGGGTATTGCCAAGACCTTCTACAGAGGATATCAAGAACTATCCGATAAAGATTTTTTTGATCTTGACGGGGAAGACATCTCTGAATTCAGTCTTGCTGATCGCGCTAATCTGTATTTCAAGATTGGTAACTTTATTGATGTTCCATTCTCTCAGGTTGAGATGGAAATTATTAACCAGATTGAATCTTGCGAAAGTTTTGATGATGTTCTTTCTGCAGCAGAGGTGCTTTACAACTTCTGTAATCGCCAGGATCAAGTAAAGACTAATATTGATAACCTTGACGCCAATCAACAGTCTGGGGGGCAAGAGGGGTCTGATATGACTCCGCAAAATGATCAGGGCGATTCTTCTGATGAAGGGGAAGGCAATGACTTTGAGTCTGAAGAACCTGAAGAGGGAGAATCCTACGGCGGAACGGCAGATAAAGACCAGCAGCAGGATAATCCTGCAGATCCCCCTAACACTCCTCCTAGCGGCGCTGGTGGTGTCTCTGATACCGTAAAGACTATGGATTCCCTTGAGCAAGCTCTTAAGGATCTTGCTTCGATGGAAGGTTCTGAAAATGTTTATTTGGAAGTTCCTGATCTTGACATTGATAAGATCGTTGTTCCTATGAATGAAATTCAGGAAACCATGAACTCTTCATGGGATGACTATGAGGATAATATTTTTGAAATTCCTGATGGTTTGTATACGAAATTCAAGCGTTCTGCTCAGAAAGAAGTCAACTATCTGGTAAAAGAATTTGAATGCCGTAAGTCTGCAAACTCTTACGCTCGTGCTACTACCAGTCGAACTGGTGTTCTTGATTGCTCCAAACTTCATACTTACAAATACAATGAGGACCTTTTCAAGAAAGTAACGACTCTTGCTGACGGTAAGAATCATGGACTAGTTTTTGTTCTTGATTGGTCTGGTTCCATGCAGTATGTTATGGAGGATACTATCAAGCAACTCTATAACCTAATTTGGTTCTGCCGAAAGGTTAATATTCCTTTTGATGTTTATGCCTTTACCTCCGAGTATCCGAGGGTTAGTTACGATGAAGATGGAAAAGCAATCATCAAGCATGACTGCTATGAGCGTAAGCATGGACTTCTTGGTATTCCTGAATGGTTCTCTTTGATGAACTTGTTTACTAGCAAGTGTAATGCTAAAGAATTGGATTTTCAAATGAAGAGAATCTATCGCTTGGCATATTCATTCTCTCATTATGCTACTTATCGCTATCCGACTGGAATGGGTCTTTCTGGAACTCCTTTGAATGAAGCTCTTATGTGCCTTCATAAAATCATTCCTAACTTCAAGAATCAGCATAAACTTCAGAAGGTTCAATGCGTTATTCTGACTGATGGGGAAGCAGCACCGCTTAAGTATCATAGGGAAGTTCAGCGTCCTTGGGATGAAGATCCCTATCTCGGTATCGGTACTATCGGCCCCAATGCGTTTCTTCGCGACAGAAAACTTGGTACTACTTATTCGTTTGACTGTGAATGGTATGATTTTACGAAAGTCTTGCTTAAGAATCTGAAGGACAAGTTTCAGGATACTAATTTTATTGGTATGCGTGTTCTTGAGAGTCGCGATGCTGGATCTTTTATTCGTCGCTACTGCGGATACTTTACTCCTAAAGTTGATAAAGTTATGTCTGTTTGGAAAAAGAACAAGGCATTCTCTCTGACGGAAACTGGTTACGACAAGTATTTTGGTATTTCTGCAACCGCACTTGCCAATGATGCGGAATTTGAAGTCAAAGAAGATGCAACGAAATCTCAAATCAAGAGTGCTTTCAAAAAGTCTCTTGCTTCTAAAAAGATGAATAAGAAGATTCTTGGGGAATTTGTGGAACTTATTGCTTAAAATAAATAATAAGGAAGATTACAGAGAAGCAAATGTCCCGTTTTGGAGATCTAGCTAGCGGTAAACCCGCTGCCAAACCAGCAGCACCTGCAGCACCAGCACCCCCCGCTCCCGCTGCTGTTCCCGCAAAACCAGTAGAAGCAGTTGCACCCCCTAAGAAATTTTTAGATAAAAAATCTAAAAAGTAATCCAATTACTTAACTGTCACAGGGGGCACTAAATGCCCCCTTTTTCATGTGTATAATAACTTCAGTTAAACAAACGACTTCATGACCCTCTCCGCTGACTACATCCGCACTTCTCTTCAAGCAGTGTATGGAGAGTCTGTGACTGCCGCCGACATTCGTGCTTGGTGTGCTATGAACGGTTCTAACTATCAGACTGTAACTAATAAACTTTCTGATTGTAAGGTTGCTCGCGGTAAATGGAATCTTACCGTTCGGGAACAAATGGAGCAAACCTATCAGGCATCTCCTGCAATTGTTCCTGAACGGGAATCTCAAAATCTCATTCCTCAGAAAGATGATACCTTCGTCAAGTTTGGTAATTTCAGCGACATTCGCAAGATTATTCAATCACGATTGTTCTATCCGACGTTCATTACGGGTTTGTCTGGTAATGGCAAAACGTTTTCAATCGAACAAGCCTGTGCTCAGTTGGGTCGGGAACTTATCCGCGTAAACATTACTATTGAAACTGATGAGGATGATCTCATCGGCGGTTTCCGTCTTGTTAATGGAGAAACTGTATGGCATAATGGACCAGTAATCGAAGCACTCCAGAGGGGTGCAGTTCTCCTTCTTGACGAAATCGATCTTGCTTCTAATAAAATTCTCTGCCTTCAGTCGATTCTTGAAGGGAAAGGAGTTTTCCTCAAGAAAATTGGCAAGCACATTACTCCCGCAGAAGGTTTCAACGTATTTGCAACTGCAAATACTAAAGGCAAAGGTTCCGACGATGGACGATTCATTGGAACTAACGTGCTAAACGAAGCTTTCCTTGAGCGATTCCCAGTAACGTTTGAGCAAGAGTATCCTACTCCTGCCAATGAGATGAAAATTCTTGTAAACGTTGCTGATCAACTTGGTTGTCTTGATAAAGACTTTACCAAGCGTTTGGTTGATTGGGCAGATATCATCCGCAAGACCTTCTATGATGGTGGTATTGAGGAGATTATCTCTACTCGTCGCCTTGTTCACATCATTCGTGCATATTCTATCTTTGACGATAAAGCAAAAGCAATTCAAGTCTGTGTAAACCGATTTGATGATGAAACCAAACAAGCATTCCTTGAACTCTATGACAAAGTTGATGCAGACTTCCAACTCCCTATGGAATCAGTACAAGACAGCAATCTGGGAAACCTTTCCTGATTTAGAGAACATTTGCGATTGGGCAGATTGGGAGGAAAACAATACCTCTCTTTCTGCCAAGATCTACAGCACTAAACACATTCTCAAATCCAGAGAAGTTGAGATATGGGATGAAAAATCCTGCATTTACAACAACATCATCTATCCTCGAACTGGTAGCAATCTTCCTTGTTTCGGTATGGATCTGATGGGTTTCTTTGATAAGAAAGTCATTATTGTATTTGACTTTCAACATCCAGTGGAAAACTATTTGTTCTCTCATCCAGATCTTCCAAAGGCAGATGGTTCATTTAGATTCTTTGAACCTGGTAATCACTTCTCCGAGAATGTGTATGTTGCAAAATGTACCATGTCGGAAGTTAATGAGCACCTTGAAGTATTCAAAAAATACTTGACTGTCTACAGAGATATGCTAGAATGTGAACAACCTACTGGAATTGATTTTTCAACCTACTGCGATTTTGATTCTTATATGAAAAAATTAGACCCTGTAAGCGGTTATCTTTCCAGCAAGTTTGGAAAAGAAAAAGCAGAGTCTCTAGTAAACGATTTTCTTTTCTGCTATGGTTAATTCTTGGTCCTTACTTTATGATGAACTAAAAATGGATGAGTATCCTTACGATGAGTTTGTAATGTCTATGAACTCTAATAATATGATCGAAATTGAAAAGAAACCCATGAGTAATATAATTTCCAACTCTCCAGGAGCTCCCTGGAAGTACAACGAAGAAGAGATTGTAAAAGAACTTCTTGAATATATCCGAGGAACTTATAATCAACATTATTCCGCTGGCGATGATAAAATCCAAACCTTGGATTTGATTGAAGCATGTGGAGATGGAGAGGCATTCTGCCGTAGTAATATTCTCAAGTATGCCTCTCGTTATGATAAGAAAGGCACTGCACGTCGTGACATTATGAAGATTTTGCATTATGCTGTTCTTCTGATGAATTTCAATGACAAGAACGCACAACGTGAAACCTACCCTCAATGAAAATCAAATCCAATAACATGAAACTCTCTGATAATACCCTGACTATTCTGAAAAACTTTGCGGGTATCAATAACTCTATTCTTGTAAAGCAGGGTACTAAACTTCGTACCATTTCTGTTGCAAAGAACATCCTTGCTGAAGCTGATATTAAAGAAGAGTTTCCTCGCGACTTTGCAATCTATGATCTTAATCAATTCTTGAACGGTCTTGGTCTCCACCAAGATCCAGATCTAGATTTTAATGAAGATTCTTACCTCAGTATTAAAGAGGGTAAGCGTCGCGTTAAGTACTTCTATGCAGATCCTAACGTCATCATTTCTCCTCCCGAGAAAGAAATTAATCTTCCTTCTCAAGATATTTGCTTCCAACTGGATAGCGCCTCTTTGGAGAAACTGGTAAAAGCAGCAGCAGTTTATCAACTTCCTGATCTTTCTGCTATTGGCGAAGCTGGTGTTATCAAACTTGTTGTCCGCGATAAGAAAAACGACACCTCAAACGAGTACGCTATTGTTGTTGGCGAAACTGACAAGGAGTTCTCTTTTAACTTCAAAGTTGAGAACATCAAGATCATTCCTGGTGCTTATGATGTTGTAGTTTCTTCTAAACTTCTGTCTCAATTTACTAATACCAAGTATAACCTCACTTACTATATCGCTCTGGAACCCGATTCCAGTTTTGGTTGATGAGACACATCCTCTTTACATTGAAGGGTTGCAATGTTGAGTTGATGGAGGATGAAAACTACATGAGAAAAATGCTGTACAATGCAGCAAAAGAATGTAATTCAACCCTCCTCAACTTATCTGTCTATAAGTTTGAACCTCAGGGATTTACTGGTATCGCTATGCTTGCCGAATCTCATATTAGTGTTCATACTTGGCCAGAAAAACGTATGGCAGTTTGTGACGCTTTTACCTGTGGAGATCACACTACTCCAGAAAAAGGTGTAGAATACATGCAAAAGATGTTGGAATCAACCGACATCATTTTAAATGAGTTTATTCGACCTTTAGAATGAAAACGCTCACTAGAATGAGAATTGTGGGCAGCATTACAGTTATTGCTGCCTATTTCGTTGTTCTTCATGTTAATTTGACCGCTGGTGTCGTAATGAATGTCATTGCAGATACCATTTCAATTCCATATTTTGTAAAAACAAAATCTTGGGATATTGTTGCTATGTTGGGATTCCTTCTAGCAATTAGTTTTAGTAAACTTTTATCATGAAAAATTGGAAAGAAATATATGGCAATCTACCCGACGAAGAGTTGGATAAGATTGCCATTTTGCGCGTGATGGAATGTACTAATGGTATCATTCAGTATGCATTCCGAGATGGAGCAGATTATGCTTTATCTGTTGATGATACACGCCGCGCTATGAAATTCAGCATGGGTTGTATGAAGCGTATGGAGATTCCTTTAAAAGAAGGACTGTTGACCTTTGCTCCAGAAACCCAAGATCTTATGCGTCAAGCAAGAGATTTTTATGTTAGAGGTTATAAGCAAGGAGATTCTGAAGCACTTGCAGAATTTCAAGCAATCTCTGAAGCAACAGCACAAGCTTGTGGTGTAGATCGATTGATCAGTGCTAAGAAAATTTTGGAGGAAAATGTTGACGATATTCCTCCCGATACCTTACAATGGGGATTGGGATATCTAATGCAATTTTTTAGGTAAACTAAAAATGTACAGACAAAAATCAAATATCACTACTAGTGTATCAATTAAAAAATCTGATGAAGATGATTTTCTTGAACTTAAAAAGTACCTGAAAGATAATCGTTATTCAGTTTCCGATTACCTGGTTTACTGCTGGAGATCTGGAATGAGGTTCGAATGACAATTATTTGGAGAAATAATTATAAACCTGAGAATCAACTGTATCCAGATAATGATGATATTTTGGATATTGTTTCCGAACTTAGATCAATTCCAGAAACATATGATCCTACCTTAAATTATCATACGTCTTATTTTGTTCATCCAGACAGAAGACCTGAACGAAAATTTATTGAGTTCTATACTAAAATTCTAGACGAAGTTATTACTGATGTTGGGTTGAAACATCGGGCAGAAATAGTTTATGAAATGTGGATGCAAGTCTACACCAAAGATAGTAAGGCATTCAGTAAGCATGATCATTTTTCTGGAAATGAACTTCTCTCTTGGGTTCATTTTATAAAACCATCATATACAAAATGTTTTCATTTTATCGATTCTAAAAAAAATAAAATCTATCCTGATCAAAAACCAGGAGACTTTATTGTTTTTCCGTCTTGGATGCTTCATGAAGTTGATCCTCCAGAAGAAAATGATGATAGAATAGTCATATCTGGCAATATCATGCCGATTGTTCTTTTGAGTGATGATCCCGATGATCGAGTAAAAAAATTGACCTTCCGTAGATTTGATAGTCGATTCGGTCTATGGGAACTGTCAGAAAACAGATATCCCAAAACTGATTTTGAGGGGTATGAGTAACACTATCTTGATGAGTAATTTTTGTTATGAGTAATTTTATTTGGGTTGAGAAGTATCGCCCCAAAACTATTGAAGAATGTATTCTTCCCGAGTCTACTAAAAAGACTTTTCAGGAGTTTCTAAATAAGGGCGAAATCCCTAATATGCTGCTAGCAGGTCCTCCTGGTATCGGCAAAACTACAGTTGCTAAAGCACTGTGCAATGAACTTGGAGCAGATGTATATGTCATCAATGGATCCGACGAGGGTCGATTCCTCGATACTGTCCGAAACAATGCGAAGAACTTCGCTTCGACCGTCTCGCTTACGGCAGATGCTAAACACAAGGTCATCATTATTGATGAGGCAGATAACACGTCCAACGACGTACAACTCCTCTTACGGGCGTTTATTGAGGAGTTTGCTGGTAACTGTAGATTCATCTTCACTTGTAACTACAAAAACAAGATTCTTGAACCTCTACACTCCAGATGTGCTGTTGTCGATTTCTCCATCAAGGGAAAGGAACGACAGTCCATTGCAGCACAGTTCTTCAAGCGCCTTCAAGAAATCCTGGCTGCAGAAGGTATTGAATCTGATAACAAGGTCTTGGTAGAACTTGTCAATAAGCATTTTCCTGACTGGCGTCGTGTTCTGAATGAGTGTCAACGTTACTCTGTAAGTGGAAAAATTGACTCTGGCATTCTTGCTACGTTCTCTGATGTTGCTGTAAATGAACTGGTCAAAAATCTCAAGACTAAAAACTTTGCTGAGGTACGAAAGTGGATCGTTAGTAATTTGGACAATGATACTACTGTACTTCTTCGTCGTATTTACGATGCTTGTTATGAATCCTTGGTTCCTGGTAGTATTCCTGCTGCTGTTCTTGTTCTTGCTAAGTATCAGTACCAATCAGCATTTGTAGCGGATCAAGAGATAAATATGCTTGCTTGTCTAACTGAAATTATGGTGGAGTGTGAATTCAAATGATTAATGTAAAACTACTTCGTATTGTTACTGGGGAAGAAGTCATCGCAGAACTTCTTTCCGAAACTGAAGAGACTATTACCGTACAGAATGGTTTAGTTGTTCTTCCTAGTGGTAACTCCTATGGATTTGCTCCATGGGCAACTGTGATTGACCAAGATAATCCTGAAATTACGATGGTCCGTAGTCATATTGTATACATTGCTGAAGTTGATTCTTCAGTCAAGAAAAAGTATAATGACCTTTATGGAAGTAAACTAATTACTCCAGATGAGAAAAAGATTATTGTATGATTAGGAAATTACACAATCCAAAGAGTGAACTTTATTACCATTTGAAAGAGTTCATACAAACAACTCATTTTCCTTGGTCATATAGTGCTAAATCTACTCCAATGGATGAAGAAAGTAGTGAGTATCAGGATTTCCCATTTTATAGTCATCGATTTATAAATCGTCCAAGATGGGGGACTCTGAGTGCTAGGTACTTATATCCTGAGGTCTGTTCTGATCTTACTGATAAATTTTATCCTCTCTTAGAAGAGATTTTTTATGTAAACAAAATCAGAGTCGGGTGTATTTGTAGATTCAATGCAAACTGTCAGCACCCAATTCCAGATGATGATAGACCTTCAATACCGCACTATGACCATCCCTTCCGTCATAAAAATATGCTGATTTATTTGACGCCAGCAGGAGGGGAAACTTTGATCATGGATGATCGCGGTAATATAACAGATGTACACGATCCTAAAGAAGATGATATAATTGTTTTTGAAGGATTACACTGCTACAGAGCTCCTAAAAAAGATCGAAGAATCGTACTAGTTGTTACTTACATTTGATTATGAAAAAAGAAAAACTAAGAGCACAGGTTAAATCCAGGTTTTATTACATTTTTTGGGGTGTTGCTACCGCTTCGGTAGTACTGGGACAAATTTATGTTGGCACTGGATATCGTATGATGGCAGGAAGTGTCAACAAATTCTTTTATACACTTGCGGAGTTAATGGAGGTGGAGAATGGGTCTACTGAATATCGATAAATCTAAACTAGTTGATCCTAAAGTAAAGACTACACCAGAACTTGTTGATGAAGCAAACTGGGCACTATTTCGTGCTAAAATGACTTTACCTGCCGCTGCAAAACATTGTGGTATGACTCAGAAAGAAATGAAGATGACTTTCTGGGAATTTTTGAAGTATCATCCTAAAGATTATGAGCAGTCTGAAAAGTTATAAAACTCCTTTACGCTACCCTGGCGGCAAGTCTCGTGCTTGTGTCAAGATGGATCCTTTCTTTCCCGATCTGAGGGATTATGAGGAGTTCCGAGAACCTTTTCTTGGGGGTGGTAGCGTTGCTATTCATGTAGCTAAGAAGTATCCCAATCTCAAGATTTGGGTCAATGACTTGTATGAACCTCTAGTCAATTTCTGGCAACAACTTCAGATGTTTGGGGTTGATATGAAGGATAGTTTGACACATCTGAAAACCTATCATAATACTGAAGATAGAGCACGCCAACTCTTCCTTGACTCTAAGAAAGTCTTGAATGATAACGATGCATCTCCCTTTGATCGGGCGTGTGCATTTTATGTTGTAAACAAATGCTCCTTTAGCGGTCTTACTGAAAGTTCTTCTTTCTCTAAGATGGCATCAGTAAGTAACTTTTCCTTGAAAGGAATTGAGAAACTTCCTGGATATCAGGAAATCATTTCGAAGTGGCGCATTACCAATTACTCTTATGATTATGTTCTTAATCAGCAAGGTAA